AAAATTCCGGGGTTGCAAAAGCAAGGGGAAAACCTTGGAGTTTCCCAAGATGGTTTTGAATGAAAGGCAATTGAAGTATTGCAAACTCCGGGCCCTTGGTGACTCGGACGGTAACACGGTCCCCAAATACCGTTGTTATATGGAAGCCTTCGGGACCTCAAAGAACACCGCTTCAACAGAAGCAACCCGCTTGGAGAAGGCCCCGGAAATCAAAGCGGAGATTGCCCGGTTGAAACAGAAGACCGAAACTTCCGCCACCCTCTCCCGGCAAGAGAAGAGGGAATTTCTTGCCCGGGTTGTCCGGGCGGAATATCCCCAAATTGACCCGGAGGACCCGCTTTCCCCCAACCTTGACTTGGTGGAATCCATGCAACGCCACTATAATAAGGACGGGGAGTTGACCCGGATTTCCTTCAAGCTTCCTTCCAAGACCTCCGCCATTGAAATTGACAACAAAATGGCCGGACACAATGAGCCGGAAGAACACAATGTCACCTTTGAGGGTGGGGTCATGTTGGTCCCCCTTGGTGGGGCAACCTTGGACCAATGGGAGAAGGAAGCCGCCAAGCAACAGGAAGCCCTCAAGAGCCCCGGGGAAAAGGGTTGAAAACCTGTTCCTCATTTGGCTTTATCCCCGGGCATGGACACCCCGGAAGAAGCAATTTTGCGTCAACGCAATCTTGCCCAAATCCGGGAAGCCTTCTCCCCCTCCAATCGATGGTTTACAACCGAAGGCTTGGGGAGGGAGCCAACGGACCAAGAGTTGGTCCTTTGGTTCATTGAACGGGGTGGGTCCAAAGATTTTGCCAAGGATGAGAAAACCACCCCCACAACCACCCAAACCAACCTTTGCCCCCCTTGTGGTCCGTGAGGCAATCTTGACCTTCTGGAGTTTTAATGATTTTGGGATGGGTCTTGCGGAGCCCATTACCTCTGTCCGGGTTCTTGAAGACCTCCTTGGGTCCTTCTTTGCCGGGGATAACTGACCCATGAAAGTTGTTTGGTCACCTTTGCCCGGCTCCCAAGCCTTGGCCCTCTCTGCCCCATGCAATCATGTTCTTTTTGAAGGGACCCGGGGCGGCGGGAAGACGGATTGTCAACTAATGCGGTTCCGCCGGTATGTTGGCCAAGGTTACGAACAATTTTGGCGGGGAATCATCTTTGACCGCCGTTATAAAAACCTTGATGACCTCATCAACAAATCAAAACGTTGGTTTCCCCAATTCAGGGACGGGGCAAAGTTTCTTTCTTCCCAATCCGCCTTGAAATGGGTTTGGCCAACCGGGGAAGAACTCCTTTTCCGGCATATGGAGAAGGAATCCGATTATGAGGATTACCATGGGCATGAATATCCCTTCATCGGTTGGAATGAACTGACCAAATGGGCAACCTCTGCTTGTTATGACAAGATGATGAGTTGTAACCGCTCTTCCTTCCTCCCGGAGGAACATTCACCCCCGGGAAAGGTCCTCCCGGAAATCCCCTTGGGGGTCTTCTCAACCTGCAATCCTTCGGGGCCCGGTCACAATTGGGTAAAGCGGCGGTTCATTGACCCTGCCCCGGCGGGAAAAATCCAGAAACTCACAACGGAAATTTTCAACCCCCGGACCCAAGCCCGGGAGAAGGTCACCAAAACCCAAGTCCGGCTCTTCTCATCCTACCGGGAAAACCGCTTCCTCTCCCCGGAATACGTGGCGGACTTGACCAACATTTCAGACCCCAATTTGCGGGAAGCATGGTTTGAAGGCAATTGGGACATTACTTCCGGCGGGGCTTTTGACGATCTTTGGCGGCGGCAAGTCCATGTTGTCCCCCGGTTCCGGGTCCCGGCGGGTTGGACCATCAAGCGTTCAATGGATTGGGGCTCTTCTCACCCCTTTTCCGTTGGTTGGTGGGCAATTTCCAACGGGGAGGAAGTGGAGGTTGAGCCGGGCAAGGTCCGGTCCTTCCCCCGGGGCTCAATCATCCGTTGCAATGAACTTTACGGGGCCAAACTGATTGGTGGGGAACAGTTCGGACACAATCAGGGGCGGAAACTCTCCGCCCGGAAGCTTGCCCAAGAGGTCCTTGAACAGGAAGAGAACTTGAAAGCCTTGGATTGGATTACAACCACCCCAAGCCCGGGTCCGGCGGACAATCAGATTTCCAATGTCAATGAAGAGGAAACGGGGTCCATTGCCTCCATCATGGAGAAGGAAGGGGTTGAATGGACCAAGAGCGACAAAGCCCCCGGAAGCCGCAAGAATGGATTTGAACTCCTCCGCAATGCCCTTGAAGCCGCCTTGGACGGGGAGGGCCCGGGGCTTTACATCATGGAACATTGCAAAGCCTTCATTGAAACGGTCCCAAGCCTCCCCCGGGATGAGTATAAACCGGATGACGTTGACACAACGGCGGAGGACCATGTTTACGATGAAGCCCGGTATATGATTCTTGATGAAAAGCCGGTCTTTGCGGATGCAGTCCGGGTCCGGTTCGCAACGTAAAAGGGGTCTTCTTGAAAAAAGTTGCTTTTTCTTTCCCCTCAAAGAGACTCCGGAGAAATGCCGAACGTTGCCTTTAAGCGTCCCGAAGTGAAAAAGATGGAACCAAAATGGGCCCTTGTCCGGGATTGTTTGGGCGGGGAACAGTCCATCAAGGCTAAGCGGGAAACCTATTTGCCCAAGCCCCAAACCTCCGGGGATGTTGTTGAAAATAATGCCCGGTATGAAGCCTATTTGAAAAGGGCGGTATTTTACAACGTAACCGGGCGGACTCTTGAGGGCTTGGCCGGGCAAGTCTTCTCCAAATCCCCTTCAATTGAATTCCCTTCCCAAATCGACTTCCTGAAACAGGACATTGACGGGGCCGGGACCACCCTTGAACAACAGTCAAAGGGGGTTCTCCATGCCATCCTTGCCACCGGGAGGGCGGGGCTTCTTTCGGATTTCCCCGTCTTGGAAGAAGGGCGGGTCGCCTCCTTGGCCGATGTTGAAAGCGGGAGAATCCGTCCCCGAGTCCTCTCCTTTGACCCGGAACAAATCATCAATTGGCGGCAAGCCAACGTTGGGGGAGAAACTTTCCTTACCCTCCTTGTCTTGGAGGAATCGGCGGAGATTTCAGAAGACCCCTTTGCCTTCAAGGTGGAACCCCATTGGAGGGTTTTTCAACTCATCAACCCGGAGACTCCGGAACTTGCCCAAGTTCAAGTTTCTGTTTGGCGCAAGCGGGACAAGCCCTTGTCCGATGATGAAAAGTATGAGGTCATTTCCGGGCCTTTCACCATGATTGACCACCGGGCCCAACCCTTGCGGCGGGTCCCGTTTCAATTCATCGGGGCTCGGAACAATGACCCGGAGGTTGACGAACCCCCGCTTTACAACATTGCGTCCCTGAATATTTCCCATTACCGCAATTCGGCGGATGTTGAGGAAAGTTCCTTCCTTGTTGGCCAACCAACCCCGGTTTTTGCCGGGCTTGAACAGGGTTGGGTTGACAAGAATTTCAAGGGTGGTGTCTTCCTTGGCTCCCGTTCGGCAATCCCCCTCCCCAAAGGCGGGTCCGCCCTCCTTCTCCAAGCCGCCCCCAACTCCATGCCTCAAGCCTTGATGAAGGACAAGGAAGAACAAATGAAAGCCTTGGGGGCCAAGCTGATTGAAAACAAGAAGGTCCCGGAGACCGCCACCGGGGCGGCAATTGAAGAAACTTCGGAAGCTTCGGTCCTTTCATCGGCGGCAAACAATGTTGCCCAAGCTTACGGGAAAGCCCTTTGGTTTGCATCCGGCTTCCTTGGTGACTTCCAAGAGGAAGCCATCTCCTTTGAACTCAACACAGACTTTGACGTTGCCCGGATGACCGCTCAAGAAAGGGCCCAACTGGTTGCAGAATGGCAAGGGGAACTTCTCACTTGGGAGGAAGCCCGGTCCGCCCTTCGGACCGCCGGGATTGCTTACCTTGACGATAAGGAAGCCCGGTCCCAACTTGAGACGGAAGCCGCCTCCCGGGGGGACTTCAAGGAGGAACCCCAAAACCTCCCGGGGGTTTAATTGCGCCAAAAGGCAAATCCTAACCGGGAAAGTGTGTAAAACGTTGTAAGTCAACAACAACCTTTTTGCTGCGAAAAAACCTTTTTGATGCAAAACAACCTTCAAGACTTGGCAATCCGGCGGCAGGTCCTCCTTGAACGGCTCAAGTCCGGGCAAGTGGAGAACTTCAAGAAAGCCTTCCGGGAACTGGAAGCCTTGACCAAACAAGCGTTTGCCGGGCTTTCGGGCCCCCTCTTGGACCTCAAGAAACGGGAGACCGCCCGGTTTTTGGCCGAACTTGAAACAGACATCCGGAAAGCCTTGACCGGGCAAACGGACCTTTACATCCGGGACCTTGAAGAGGTTGCCGGGATTTACGCCACAACGGAAGCGGCGGACCTTGTGAAGGTGACTTCCGGACCCATCAAGTTGAAGGTTCCCAAGAAAGCCGCCTTGATGCGTAATGCCCTCACCCGCCCCATGGGCCATTCCGGGGAACTTCTCAAGGAATTTGTGGGGCAGATTGCCGGGAAGGAGTCTTCCCGGGTTGTCAATACCATCCGCAAGGGAGTAACCCAAGGGAGGACCAACCAAGAATTAATTCGGTCTGTCATTGGGACCAAGGCAAGGAACTTCCGGGATGGAGTCCTTGCAACCTCCCGGAGAAATGCAGATGCAGTTGTCCGGACGGCAACCCAACACGTTGCCAGTTCCGCCCGGCAAGACCTTTGGGAAGCCAACCCGGAGACGGTCCAAGGTTATCAATGGGTTTCCACCTTGGACCGGAAGACAACCAACCTTTGCAAGAGCCTTGACGGACGGAAGTTCAAGGTTGGGGAGGGCCCCACCCCTCCAATCCATATCCGTTGCCGGTCAACTACCATTGCCACCCTTGACCCCAAGTTTGACTTTCTCCAAGAGGGCCGAACCCGTTCGGCGGAATTTGGGCCAACCAAGGGAGATGAAAATTACTTTGATTGGCTCAAGCGGCAACCCCCGGAGTTTCAGGACCAAGCCTTGGGCAAAGCCCGGGCAAAGCTCTTCCGGGACGGGGGCTTGTCCCCGGATGAGTTCTCCCGGCTTCAACTGGACAAGAACTTCCGCCCCCTCACCCTTGAGGAAATGCGGCAACTTGAACCGGAGGTCTTCAAGAAGGCTTTCCCACCCAAACCCAAGGTCATTGAAACCCCCCCAAGGGACTTTGCCAAGATCACAAAGGAAATTGCTTCCTCCCCGGAATGGGACAAAGCCTTAAAAGCCCGGGAAGAAGCAGACCACCTCTTCAAGATTGCTTATCCGGGAAGCTCCGGGACCGGGACGGACCTTGACCGGGCTCTTTGGATGGCGTCCAACAAAACGGCCAACCAATTGAGGCGGGAAGCCCTTGAAGGGGTTCACAAACGGGTTGAGTTGCCCAAGGTAAGGCAGGGGGACCCGTCAAAGGTGGTTGTCCCCGGGGTCCTTAATGCCCCAAAAAATGTAAACCGGCAACGTTTGGGATACATGGACACAACCGCAACGGAAGCTTCGGAGTTTGTCTCCCGGGTTGTGGACAAGGATTACCTTCCCCAAGGAATCCGGATGCAATACAAGCCCGAACGGAACCACTATTGGAAAGGGGAAGTTTTCGTCAACATTGACACTTCAACCCGGGTCATGGCCCATGAAATCATCCATGATATTGAGTTCAAACACTCCGGGGTTGCCGCCAAGACAAGGGCATTTTTGAATAAAAGAGCGGGGGGCCAACCCACCAAAAAGCTTTCCAAATTGACCGGGGACAAGGGTTACAAACCCCATGAAATTGCCTTTGAAGATGAATGGGCCAAGCGGGGCGGCTCCCACTATATGGGCAAAGATTATTCCCAATGGTATGAAGCAACCGAACTTCTCACCATGGGGGTTGAGCGGTTGATGTTTGACCCGGTGAGTTTTGCCCGGCAGGACCCGGAATATTTTGAATTTCTCTTGGAGGTTTTCCAGACTCCGGGGCTTTAGTAAACCCGCCCCGGGACGGATTCAAAATCCGGCTCCGGACCAACCACTTTACCCCCAAGCTTCCGGGCAACGGCTTGGGCCCGGTGCCATGGGGTGGGGTAATAATCAACCGGAATGGTTTCATCCGCTTCCGTGATTTTCAGCAAAGCTTCTTTGGGCCCGGACAGGATGGACCAAGAGCCCCCCTCAAGGGAGGCGGTAACTTCATTCCCGGCGGGGAACAGATATTTGATTTTTTCCATGATATTTGAAACCTAATGAGGTCAATTGAAGAAGTAAACGGTTGTCAATGGAGTGGGGCCCCCCGGGGTTGAAGACAGATTTGCCCCCAATCCCCAAGGTAAAGCAAGCCGCCTTGATGGAAGCCCGGTCCGCAAGAGTTGACCCATGGAGGGCAACCCATGAAGAGGGGGAACCCCCTTGCCATATTGTGAAGAAAGATTTTTCCATACCTCAACAAAAACCGTTTTTCGGTTTAGGTCAACCCCTAAAACAGAAAACGGTTGAAATTTTCCACCCCCACCCATTTGATGGGACTTTCTTAACGGGCGGCGGTGCCGTCCCAACCCAAAAAATATGAAGTTCAAAGCAACCAAAGCGGAAGTTGAATCACTCCCGGAAGCCATCCGGGGCGAATATGAGGAAAGAGAAGGTTCTTTTTTCCTGAAACTTGAAGGGCATGAAGAAGCCTTTGTCCCGGCGGAAAAGAAGAACATTGCCGAACAACACCGGAAGGAGGCGGAAAAGAAACTTGCGGAAGCCAACGCCCGGGAAGCGGACTTGATTGCCAAGCTTGAAAAGGCGGACGGCAAGAAGGAGGTTGAAGCCATCCGGCAACAACACCAAGCGGAAATCCTCAAAATCAAGGAGGCGGCGGATAAAGAGCGGGAAGCCATCAAGGGCAGGGAACACCAAGCCTTGATTGAAACGGAAGCCGCCAAATTTGCCGGGGAAAAGTTCCTTGTTCCTTCCGCAATCTCCCGACTTTACAAGGACCGCCTTTCCGTTGAAGAGGTTGACGGGCAACCCGTAATCCGGGTCCGGGAGCCGGACGGCAAACCGTCCGTCAAGTCTCTTTCGGATTTGCAAAAAGAATTCCTTGAAAATCCGGAGTTCAAGCCCATCATTAAAGCAAGTCAGGCTTCCGGGGGCGGTGCCATCCCGGGGCAAAAGGGCGGAGGTTCCGCACAAAAGACCGTTCAACGTTCGGAGTTCGATTCAATGGACCAAACCGCCCGGATGGAATTTTCCAAAGCCGGGGGCAAGGTGGTTGACTAGATTTCCAACAATTCCTTCCACAAGTTAGTTTTCAAAAATCATGTCTAATACCATTACACTTACCAATCTTGCACCGGAGATTTACAAGGCGGCGGACATCGTTGCCCGTGAGCTTGCCGGGGCAATTCCGTCCGTCATGGTCAACACGGCGGACGCAAACGGGGTGACTCAAGCTTCCTTCGGGGACAAGGTGAAGAGCCTTCGAACTTCGGATGCAGTTATTGGAACCTCCCATACCCCCGCAATGGCAATCCCGGAAGCGGCGGACCAAACAGACATTTACGATGAATTTGCTTTGGACCAGACCGCAACGGCGGAACTCCCCTTGACTGGGGAAACGGTCAAGCGGTTGAATCAATCGTCCGGGGCGGAAGCCTTCCGGGTTGCGAAGTTTACCCAAATGATCCGGGGCATGGTCAATGCTATGGAGTCCCACCTTTGCAGCAAAATCTATGTTGCAAGTTCCCGGGCTTACGGGACCGCCGGGACAACCCCGTTTGGTTCCAACTTCAATGATCTGGCCCAACTCCGCAAAATCCTTGCGGACAATGGGGCTCCGGTTAATTCGGGGGAACTTTCGGTTGTGATGAACACTTCCGCCGGGGCCAACCTTCGGAGTCTCGCCCAATTGCAAAAGGCCAATGAAGCCGCCGGAACGGACCTTCTCCGCCGGGGGACCCTCCTTGACTTGCAAGGGTTCATGCTCAAGGAATCCGCCGGGATTGTGACCCATACCAAGGGGACCGCCACCCTGTTTGATGCTGCCGGGGGTGAACCCGCCGGGGAAACCTCCATTGCCTTTGACGGTGCAACCGCCGGGGCAACGGGTATTCTTGCCGGGGACATCGTGACTTGGACAGGGGATACCAATAAATATGTTATCAAAACCGGGGTCAACGGGGCAACCGGAACCATTGTTCTTGGTCGTCCGGGTCTTCAACAGGCTCTCTCGGATACCGTTGAAGGGACCATTGGGGCTTCCTATACCGCCAATCTTGCCTTCCATCGGTCCGCCGTTGAATTCGCCGCCCGGGCTCCGGCTCAACCGGACGGTGGGGACGCTGCGAAGGACTCCTTGACGGTGGTTGACCCCCTCACCGGGTTGACCTTTGAGTTCCGCCTTTATGCGGGATTTGGAATGAACAAGATTTATTGCGCCGTTTACTACGGGGCAAAAGTCTGGAAAGAGGAATTTGTTGCCACCCTCCTTGGGTAAAGGAAACAGTTTCCGGTTTTATTCTTGCCCCTGTCCATCCATTTGGACAGGGGTTTTTTATGCCCAAAGTCAAAGTCATTGAGTCCGGTTTTGTTGCCGGGAAGTTTCACAAAGCCGGGGAGGTCCTTGAACTGACCGAACGGCAAACCGCTTGCGGTCTCCGCCGAAAACGGATTGAGGTTCCCAAGATGGGGGACCCGGGGCCCGTTTTTATTGACGGGGACCCGGAGGAAGCCACACCCGAAGGGGACCAAACGGAAGAGGCAATCAAAGCAGAATTGAAGGAAATGGGAATCAAGTTCCGGGCAAATGCCTCCATTGCCACCCTCAAGAAGAAACTTGCGGAAGCGCAAGAATCCGGGCTTGAATAGGCAATGTCCTTGACCATTGAAGACGGAACCGGGGTTGCCAATGCGGATTCATTTGCCACCGTTGCGGAAGCCCAAGCCTTTGCCACCGCCCGGGGGTTGACCCTCCCGGCGGACGATGCGGACGTTGAACCCCTCTTGGTCAAGGCGGCGGATTACCTTTTGGGGCTTGAAGATCAGTTCCGGGGGACCCGCACAAAGGAAGCTCAAAGGCTCCCGTTCCCCCGGTATGACGTTTGGAAGCCCGGGGGTTGGGTCTATGACTCCGATGAAATCCCGGACCTTCTCAAGCAAGCCCAAATCCGTCTTGCGGTCGATGCTTACACGGTGGATTTGCAACCAACCGGGACCGGGCAAGAGGTCCTCCGGGAAAAGGTTGGACCCATTGAAACCCAATACGCCCAACGGGGAACCGCCACCATTACCCCCGAATTCAATGCGGCAATGTCCCTCCTTGCCCCCCTCTTGAAACCCGCCGGGCTCATTCCAGTTTTCCGGGCCTAACTTCCTCCCGGGGATACAAAAAAAACCCCGCCGGTCTTGGGGTAGTTCCGGCGGGGGTTTTATGCTCAAATGATTTCCGGGTTTTCAGGGAAGACCACCGGGAGCCGTTCCAACTTGTGGGGGCGGACTTCAACAGTGTCCCGGGGGCTTGCCCAGACTTTCTTTTGTAAAACCCGGGTATGGTTGGCAACCGGAAGTTGGACGGTAAGCAAGACCGAATCCGGGGCGGGGCGGTTTGCAAAATGATGCTCTGTTGACTTGTCCCGCCCATGGACGGCAACAATCTTGGCGGGGAAGGATTGCCCATCCAAAAGGAAGCAATCCAATTCGTCCTTATGGAAGACAACATGGAGGAGGGAAACGGTATAGTGTTTTTTGAACATGACTTAAACAAAAACCGTTTTTCGTTTCCGGTCAACACCTTTCTTGCCTTTCCATGAAAAAAGATTTCTTCTCCCTCAAATGGCTTTCGACTATACCGGGCCCCAAGCAACCGCCCAAAAACTTCTTTTGCGGTTCGGCAACCCCATTGTCATGCAAAGATGTGCCGGGGACTCATACAACCCGGAGACCGGGGCTTTTGATGCGGACCCCACCTTGGTTACCCTCTCCCAAACCGTCAATATGGTCACTGTTCCGGCTTCCGGGGGAACCGTTCAAGCTTTTGATGACCGGATGAGGGAAGATTATGTCAAAGGGCGGCTCCGGTTCTTCCTTTGTGCGGCGGTCCAAACTGATGGGTCCGCATTAGATTTCATCCCCTCCGCCGGGGACATCATCATTTTTGAAGGGAGCAAGTGGGAGATTTCCGGGAACACCCCCTTGAACCCGGCAGGAACCCCCGTCCTTCACTCCTTCGGGGCCATGGAAGGGGGGAGGGCTTGAGCTTTTCCGCCGGGGTAAACCGTTGGGCCCGGAAGGTCCAAGGGGAGGTTGAAGGACTCCGCCGGGCGGTTGTCCTTGAGCTTTTCAACTCTGTCATTTTGGACACCCCCGTTTTGACCGGAAGACTCCGGGGCAACTGGCAAATCTCTTCCGGGGCCCCCAAGAGTGGAACGGTTGAAGTAACGGACCCCACCGGGACAACCACAACCGCCAAGGTTGCGGAGGTTGCCGGGAAGCTTTCAAACAAGGATGCTTCCGTCTTCCTCACCAATAACTTGCCCTATGCCTACCGCATTGAATATGATGGTTGGAGTCATACCAAAGCCCCGGAAGGTATGGTCCGAAAGAATTTCATCCGGGTTTCTCAAAATTTGAAAAAAGCTTATGGCTGATTCTGACACAATTGGGGCCCTCTTGGTTGCCGCAAAAACCTTCCTTACCGGGGAGGGTCTTTCCGCCTCTTCAATCTCTTGGGAAAATCGGGTCTTCAACCCGGTTGGGAAAACCCCTTGGGCGGCGGTTTTTGTGGTCCCCAACACCCCCCAACCTGTCACCTTGGGCAATCAGGGAACGGACCGGGGGGATGGGTTCATGCAAATTGACCTCAACATCCCTTTCAACACCGGGGATTCAGTTTTGAGGACTTGGGAGGATGCCGCCCGGGCTTTTTTTATTGTGGGGTCAACCTTCACCCAAGGGGGGCAAATTGTCCGGGTCCTTTCTTGTGGGATGAGTCAAGGGCGGAAGGTTGACAACTGGTTCCGCAAGTCCTTGACTATTGCTTACCGGACCGATTTTCAAAGAAATTTAATCACCTAAAAGCTAATGTCTGATTCTTCCCGCCATAACCTTTATTACGTTGCGGAATCCACTTACGGAACCACCCCAACGGCAAGCCCGGCTTTCTTGGACCTCCGCCACACCGCTTGTTCTCTTGGGTTGACCAAGACAACGGCAGTTTCGGAAGAGCTTCACCAAGACCGCCAAATCCGGGACTTCCGGCATGGAACCAAGAATGTTGCCGGGGATGTTGGGCTTGAACTTTCTTACGGATCTTTTGATGCCATCTTGGAAGCCATCCTTGGTGGGACTTGGGCAACGGACATCCTGAAAGCCGGGACAACCCGCCGTTCCTTCTCCCTTCTCCGCCATTTTTCGGACTTGGCTTCCGGGGACAAGCCTTACCACCTTTTCACCGGATGCGAATTCAACACCTTGTCCTTGACGGTCCCCGCCTCCGGGATTGTCACCGGGTCAATTGGAGTTCTTGGGAAGGGGATGTCCCCCTTGGCGGACCTCTCCGCCTTGACCACCCCAACCACCGGGGACCCGACCACAACGGAACCCTTTGACTCCTTCACCGGGACGGTTACGGAAGGTGGTTCCGGGATTGCGATTGTGACAGAGATTTCCTTGAACTTGGACAACGGACTTGCCGCCCGTTATGCCATCGGTTCAGCGGAAACCCTTCAACCCTCCATTGGGCGGTCCAACCTCACCGGGTCCATTACCGCTTTCTTTGAAGATGCCACCTTGCTTGAAAAGTTCCTGAATGAAACGGAATCCGCTTTGGTCTTCACCCTCTTGGACCCGGCGGGGAATTCTTACACGGTCACCCTTCCCCGTATCAAATACACCGGGGGCCAACCGGACGTTTCCGGGCAAGGGGCAATTACCCTTTCCCTGCCCTTCCAAGCCATCCGGGACAGTTCGGAGGCAAGCAACATCAAGATTGTCCGGGCGGCAGCTTAAAGCTTCTTTTTGAGGGGTTCATACAGTTAAAGCTAGTTGTGACAGAGATAGAACCCGGGGGTTGACAGTTCCCCCGGGTTTTTCTTGCCCGGACAATGGAAAATGTTTTCTTTTTGCTTATGCCCATGGAAGAATTTTTCACCAAAGACAGAGCAAATGAAGGAATAAAATTCCCATTGACCCGCCCCGATGGGACCAAGACAGACCATTGGTTGCTTGTCCGGGGGGTGGACTCGGACGTTTGCCAGCGGATCAACCGGGAGAACCGCCGGGAGTTTGCTTTCATTGAAGCGACTGCAAAGGCAATTGAGTGCAAGGACACCCGGGCCAAGTATCTTGCGGATGAGTATGAAAGGCTTGAAAATAAGGCGGTTGCCGCCCTCATTGCAGATTGGTCTTTTGAAACGGAATGTAACCCGGAGGAGGTCCAAGCCTTCTTGCGGGAAGCCCCCCAAATCTTTGATGCAGTTAATCGAGTTGCGGGGAATCGTGCGGTTTTTTTCAGGAATGGGCCGGACAACTTGAAGCCTTCGCAAGGGTAGAATTTGAACTCTCCTTGCCTATCCCCGGAAGTTTGGCCCCGGAGATTACCCACCTAAAAAAGGTTTGGGAGCAAACTGGGAAGAAGCCTCAAAAACTCGCAGAACAACCCCCTTGCCCCATTGGGCTTGGTTACCTTTGGGAGTGGTTTGCGGAGATTCACAACGCAGGGGGTAAGTTCACATATTCGGAAATTAAAGCTTGGGCGGACCTGACCCAAACCAAGCCCACCCCCCAAGAAGTCAATTTGCTTGTGAAACTGCATAACATATTTCAAGAATTAGTGAGTGGAAGACGTAACAAAGCTAGTCCTTGAAGTAGAAAGTGGTCAGGTTTCCCAAGCAGAACGGAGGCTTGGGGGGCTTGGGCGGACGGCAACAAAGACAGAGAAGGCAACCGGGGGGCTCACTAAGGCATTTATGCGTATGGCGGGGCCCCTTTTGGCCCTTGCTTCTGCCGGGGCAGCTTTACGCAAGTTAGTTGGGGTAACCCGGGAATTTGACATCCTCAATGCCCAATTGGTCACCGCTACCGGTTCAGCGGAAGGGGCGGCGGATGCATTTGTTGCCATCCAAGACTTTGCCACCAACACCCCATACGACCTAGCGCAAGTCACTACTGCTTTTGGGAAGCTAGTCAACCTCGGTTTGACCCCCTCAGAGAGGGCTTTGACCTCTTACGGGGACACTGCTTCCGCAATGGGGCGGGACCTTAACCAGATGATTGAAGCGGTTGCGGATGCAGCAACCGGGGAGTTTGAAAGGCTCAAGGAATTTGGGGTCAAAGCCAAATCTCAAGGGGATGATGTGTCCTTTACCTTCCGGGGGGTCACTACTACCGTTAAAAAGGAAGCTGGGGAGATTGAAGAATATTTGGTTGCCCTTGGGGAGAACAACTTTGCCGGGGCAATGACGGAGAGGATGGACACCCTTGACGGGGCCCTCTCCAACCTTGGAGACGAATGGGACAAGCTTTGGTTGAACATTTCAAATACCGGGTCTGGGGACATCATTGAAGGGGCAGTCCGGGGGGCAATTGATGCCATTGGGGAACTAAATGACCTTTTAGCTTCCGGGCAGTTGCAAGCCTACCTTGAGGCGATTGCCAGCAAATTTGACGGGTGGGTTGATGCCGCCCATGACGCAACGGATGCAATTTCCACCCTCTTTGAAATGGTTTTCCCCCAATGGGCGGAATCCGGTTCCGGGGCAGTGGGGGAAATTGTCAAGGGGTTCACTACCCTTCCGGAGGACATTGAGGCGGTAATGGGTCTTGCCGGGGTTGAGATTTGGGCCCTTGTGGATGCCACCACCACCACCGGCAAAGCAATATATGACACCTTTGTTGCCTCCTTTGATGCGGTTCTTGATTATATCGAAGGCAAAACGGCAATCATTGGGGAATTCATTTCCCGGGTGGGGTCAAAAGATTGGTGGTTGAAACCACTTGGGGAGGCTTGGGACTTCTCAGACTTAGACACCCCAGACCTTGAAGAGACTTTTGGGAAAATTGTTGCCGCCTCCGGAAGTGCAACTGACAAGATCAAAGCCCAAGCCAAAATCCGGGAGGAATCCCGGGTTGAGGTCATCCATGGGATTCTTCAAGAGAGAAATGCCGCGGTTGATTCCTTTGAAACTCAGATTGAAAAAGCGGATGAACTCCGGGCAGCGTATGAAGCTTTGAAAGCCGCCCGGGCGGCGGAGGAAGGGGACCGCCTTGCTGCCTTCAAATTTGACCCGGGGGGAGAAGAGGGGCCCACCGGACCGAGTAAGGAGGACATCAAAGCTTCAAGTGCCTTTGAAAAACTCCGCCAATCCTTGCTTTCTGAGGAAGAGGAAATTGAAGAGAGTTACCAACGGCGGAAGCAAACCATTTTGGATTCCACCCTGACAACGGAAGAGGAAAAACTTGCGGTTATGGAACGGTTGAACCGGGACCACCAAGAGCAAATCCGGGAGTTTGAGCTTTCCCGTTGGAAGGATTCTCTTTCCTCCTTCGATGACTTCCAAAACAACCTTCTTGTCTTGGCCCGGACCGGGAACAAGGACCTTGCAAACGTCTTCAAGGCGGCGGCAATTGCCAACACAATTATTAAGACTTACGAATCCGCAACGTCTGCTTATGCTTCCCTTGCCTCCATCCCCTATGTTGGCCCGGCTCTTGGGGCGGCGGCGGCGGCGGCGGCAATTGCGGCGGGGATTGCCAACGTTCAAGCCATCCGGGCCCAACCAATCGGGCAATATGCCCAAGGGGGCATTTTGGGCGGTTCCTCCCCCACCGGGGACCAACTGACCTTCCAAGGCAACTCAGGGGAAGTGATTTTGAACTTTGCCCAACAGAAAGAGCTTTTGGACATCGCTTCCGGACGGAAGGAGGGCGGCGGGGGTTCTTCCCCAATGGTCAAGATTTACAATTTGCCCGGGCAAACGGCGGAAACCCGGACGGATGAATCCGGCAATTTGGAAGTGACCATCAAACAAGCGGAGAACTTCATTGCGGGGCGGATTGCTTCGGGGGTTGGTCCGGTCACCCGGGCCCTTGAAGGGGCTTACCCCTTGAGAAGGGGGGTTGCTTCCTAATGGTTGCTTGGCCCTCTGTATTCCCCAATCCTGACGTTGGGGTTTCATATGAGATTGATTCCCGGGTTGATGTCCTGAAAATGGATTCCGGGGAGTTCCGGCAACGTCCCGTCCGGCAGTCCCGGCGATATGTCTTCCCGGTCACCTTCACTTTTTCAGACCTAACTTTGGCTATGTTCAACGCTTGGTTTGCCTATAAAATTGAATCCGGGGCAACTTGGTTTGACCTTGAATTGCCGGTCAACGGTGGAGGAACAGAAACCCGGTCCGTTCGGTTCTTTGAACCAAGTTACCAAATCACCCTTTCCATCCCCCCTTCTGTCTGGACTGTAACCGCCCAACTTGAAACCTTGACCTGATGGCTTCCATCGACTGGCCAGCAACCATCCCCCTTCCCTCAACCAACTTCTCCGCCTTGGTTGAAGGGCCCTCCATCTTTGGGCGGGGGCCCCGGACAAAGAACTTGGCCCGGAAGCGGACCCGGCGGACGGTCTTTTCCTTCCCCGTCCGTTGGGTTTTCCTCGATTTGGAGTTCCAAACCTTCGCAACCTTTTTCAAGACCACCCTTTCAGATGGGGTTTTGCCTTTCAATCTTCCCCTTGCGGGGGTGGGGGATGGACTTGTTGATGTTGAAGTCTTCTTCTCCGGGGCGGAGTATAACGCAACCCCCGGGGGTGGTTTGGTTTGGGATGTTTCGGCAACCCTGACATCCCACAAGCCCCCCATTTGGGATGAACGGGCCCTTGACCGCTACTTTTTTGATTGGCGTGCCCTTGTTCTCTCAGGGGGTGAAAATGCATTGCTTGAAGATGCTTCCCCTGTTCTTCTGAAATCTTAACTATTAAATGCCATGGCGGACCCCGAAATTTCAGTTTCAAATCCTTTTTATTCTGCCTACTCCGGGACGGACCTTGAATATGCTTTAGGGATGGCTCCCATTCTTGCGGCAAGGAAAGCCGATAAGGACGGTAGTAACCTTGATGTTGGGAGCATCTCACTTGTCAGCCTTGCTACGGATGTGATTGCGGCAATCGGCGGGGGTAATGACCCTGCCAATTTCCTTGGGAACGTGTCCGCCCTTTCTGATGACCTTGAAGACCCTGCAACTAGTTCGGGCAAGTGGTATTTTGTTGAGGGGGTTAGCGGAACTATGACCGGAACAAACCCACCTTCTAGCAGTGTGGAGGATGGTGGATACATCTACAGCAATGGTGCGGCATGGCTTGTGAGGGCTGCAAGTCCTTCTGTTTTAGCAGATGGGCAGATTGCAAAGGCCAAACTTTCAACCGCCCTTCAAGGTGGTGCTTCTGAGGTTGACGACAGTTACACCGGGGCTTGGAAGCTTATGGATAAAAGCGGACGGCTTTTGTTGGAAGTGGATTCCACCGGGAAAGTTCAATGTGACCTTGATTTCTCCTCCGTGGATGCCATGGAGGAGGGGAACGAAAGTGAATTTGTAATTGAGGATCTATCCGGGAAAGTGCTCCTTAAATTTGACGCAACGGGGGCTTTAGTTTGGCCCTTGTTAGCCACCCCTTCGGATGTCTCTGCCGCAATTGCGGCAAACGTAAGCCTTTCAAACTTAGATTCTTCAAAAATTGATTTGGCAACAATCAACGCGACAATTGGTGCCACCCCGATTGATTTTTCAACTACGGCAGTTGGTGATTCCGGAGCAACCAGTGTTTTGACTGATACAGGTTTTACCCACCCTTCAGTTCTCCATATCCCCGGGGGTTGGAATGGTGCCAAATATTGGTGCGCGTTGACCCCATACCCGGGCACAGATGCACAATACGAAAACCCCACCATTTACACATCTGCCGATGGAATCACATGGGCGGAACCTTCGGGGATTTCAAACCCAATCGTTTCTTCCCCCTCTGGATCCGATTACAACTCTGACACCGAACTTGTGCTTGGCCCCGATGGTTGGCTTTATTGTTTTTATCGGGCTTCCGAAGGTGGGCAACGTCGATTCAAATATGTCAAATCCCGGGACGGGATTAATTGGTCAACACCGGCAACCCTAATTGCATATTCAATCGGTGTGGCAGACCTACTATCCCCCTCATTGGTCTATGACAATGGTTGGCATATGTTTGCAGTCAACATGTTGGCCCCAACGGCAACGGGTGAGTATTATACAAACTATGCCATTGAACGCTATTATTCTCCCGATTTGGTGACATGGAGTACCCCGGAAATTGTCTCTGTATCCGGACGCCCTTGGGGAACATCACAAGAGCCTTGGCATTTGGCTATCCGTAAGGTTGGGGCGGCTTGGTTGATGCTCCTTTGCACTTGCAATAATGGCACTAGTGGGAGTTCGGGGCAACTTTTCTTTGGTAAATCCGGGAGCGGGTGGAGTTGGAATTTTCAAGATTCAGCATATGGGGGACTATCTAGTGCATATCGCTCTTGTTTCAACGTCACTAGTATCAACAATGACAGTTTGGGTCTCTCCATTCTACGTGCATCGACCGCTAGTGGATGGCAGATTTTTCAAGATACCGCTACTTTTAACCTCAGTGAATAAAACAAATGGGAATTATCTTACGGCTTCCAAACAATGTTTCTGACCCAACCGACCGGCTGCCAGTCAACACCCCCCTAGGTCTTACTAGCGCCCAAGTTGGTAACTATTACTATGACATGAAAGAGGCAGGCTATGACCTTGACTTAACACAATTTAATGCCCTAACGGCGTTTTGGGCCGCGATTAAAGCGGCGGGTGAGGAAGATAACCTGATTGAAGTTTACCCATTCATTGGGACAACCTTTGCCCAAGCTTGCATCAAGTTTAAGGGGGGTGTTGCGGACCAAGCGTTGGTTGCTGTAAATGGGACGGACCTGACCGATTTTGAAGTTTCTTCCGGTGAAATTCTTGGGTTTGATGACCGGACGTATGCCGGGTCTTCAAGCCGGATGCTTGACCCGGGTGTTACCGGTTCGGACCTTTCATCCGGAATTGGTGTCCTAGCATACATTGATACCTCAACCATGACCTTTGGTTTGACAGGCAGCGCAAATGACCGGGTTTTAGCTGGCGCGTCCCTTGATGCAACAGCTAGCCGTCAACTCATCATTGGCTATCGCTATAATGATGACCTTGGCAATGGATATTCCCGTTACAGTTACCGGTATACTGCCGCCACAACATTCCACCAACTGTCAAACCCCAATGTCTCCGGTGTCTTTCACTCGTTTGCAACCCCTGACCCGGAAAATGCTGAAACGTGGATTGATGGGAGTTTGGAGGGTGGGCCAAGCGCCTATACTGAGGACACAACATCCTTGGCCCGACCAATTTATATTATGGGCAAATCCCCCTTTAGTGGGTCAGTGAATACCGGGTTTAATGGCAAATGTAGATTTTTGGCCCTTACAAATGGTCAGGAAACCCAAGGGGCGGCGATTGCTACGGCACTTACTACCCTTATGGCTGCCCTTGGAAGAACCTTTTAACCCCCCTAAATGACCATGCGCAAAATTATTCTGTTTGCCTTCCTTGCCCTCTCCCTTGGGGGTTGTGTCAACCGTCCGGCGGAAATGCCCCGGGAAGAGCCTTCCTTGACTGCCCAAGGGCTTGTTGAGGTTTACGGGGAGGACTTCACCCAATGGCCCCAAGGGGCAATTGTGGAGTATTTGAAAGCGGTTGAGGCTGGACGATGAAGGCGGCGGGACTCTTCCTTCTTTTTCTTCTCCTTCTTTCGGGTTGCAATACCACCAAGACGGATGGGGGCGGGGCTTCCCAAGCCCTCCATGAAGCGGGGAAGGTCATTGCCGCCCAAACTGTTCAAGCCCCGGAGAACCCGGCAACGGTCACCAAATCAACTTTGCGGGAAGTGGAGACCACAACCCCCCAAGAGTTGGGGCCCCCGGTTGTAACCCGGACCCGGGAAAGTTTCATTGAGATTGGGGCGGCACAAGACTTAGCTAAGATTCTTTCTATTGTGGGGTCCGCCAAGCAAGCCAAGGGGGTTGCAGTTGGTCTCTGCCTTTTGCTTTGGGCTTTCATTGCCTACCGGAAGGGCAACCCCATTATCGCGGCGGTTTGTGCAACCGGGGCGGCTTGCTCCTTCTTTTGGCTTTGGTGGGTGGGGCTTTTTGCCGCCTTGGTGGCGGTCCTCATGTTCGTTGCCTTCCGCTTGGGGGTTTACGAAAACCCTCTTGTCAAATAGTCCAAGACCCCAAATTGGGGGAGCATTGACCCCCCAAAAGGGGTATTGCAAAGGGGACCCGGAGATGTGGAAAATGATTGTATGACAACAGTCTCTTCCGCAAAAAGGTTAGTTATGGAAACCTTCCGGGAATATTCCGTCAAACAGTTGACCGTCCCCCTCCTTCTGTTTATCTCCGCCTTGATTGTCACCAACGGTGCAACATGGACCATCCGTTCTTGGTTCAATGATGGGGCAGACGTTCGGAAGGAACTGCGAACAATCATCCTGCGGCTTGACCAAGCAACAGAACTTGCCCGGTCCAATGCTCTTGCGATCGAACTTTTGCAGAAGCAAACTGAAGACAGATACACCTTTTCGATGCGGATTTCAGAATACCAAGAAGAACAGATTGTTTTGCTGCGGGAAGGGCGAATTGAAGAGGCGGCAACCCGGATGGACCCAAGGATAATTTTCCCTTTTATGGTTGTCAGTTCCAACGGGTTGGAGAAAAAAAGGGGCCCGGACTAATGCCAACCACCCTTGCAGAAGCTTACCGGGAAGCCCTTGCCAGCGTCCCCAAGGATGTTGTCTTGGTGGATACCCTCTCCATCGAACACCCAGACCAAGCGACAATTTACTTGGTCAAAGATTTTGCCGATTTCACGGCATATCTTGAGGACGGGGTAACTGAAGTTACTTTTGAAGCCGCTCATTTTGACTTCCGGATTCCGGGAAAGGATTCAAATGGGGTTCCGGAACTTCAAGTCACCATCGGGAATGTTGACCGCCGGGTTTCGGATTACCTTGAAGCCGTCAAGCTTTCGGAAGACCCGGTTGAATTGGTCCTCCGCCCATATCTTTCTAACGATACAAGCGGACCCCAAACAACCCCACCCCTTCGCCTCCAACTCCGGGATGTAAATGTAACCCTCTTTCAAGCAACCGGAAAGGCGGTCTTTGCCAAGGATTTGAAAAATAAGAAGGTCCCAACCCAACGTTACATCCGGAGCCGGTTTCCCGGTCTTGGCCGATGAAGCCGGGGGAATGGGTTTTGCCCGTCTTGAACAAGCCTTGGAAGCTTGGCGGACGGGGCCCGGAAGAGTTTGATTGCTTCGGGCTCTTGCTTTGGGTCAAGCGGGTTTACTTCGGGGAGGACATCCCGGACTTCCAAAGCCCCGGCAAGGTGGATATTCGGGCCTTTGTGCGGCTTTTTGAGGACGGGCGGGGCCAAGGATGGGAAAAGGTCGAAAAGCCCCTTGAGGGGTCCGCCGTTGCCCTTGGGAAGCGCAACCGGATTCACCATTGCGGGATCTTCACAACGGCGGACCGGGGCTTGGTAGTCCATGCTTCTGATGGGGCAAGGGTAAGGGCCCAAAACCTCCGCCAATTGAGGGTTGAAGGTTGGGGGTTGATTGAGTTTTATTCCTTCAAGTCACCATGCCCTTGATCCACTTTATCCCCAATTCTTTCAAGCCGGAAGAGAAGGAACTTTGCCAAGCCCCGGAGGGGTCAACCCTCTTTGATTGGGTCAGGGCCCGGTTCCCGGAGGATGGGGAATTCCCATTACCAACAATCTGTCTTTTGAATGGGGCCCCAGTCCTCCGGGGTGAATGGGACAAGCCTTTGAAAGACGGGGATTCCGCCGTCTTTTTCTCTAGTCCGGGGTATGAAGCCGCTTGGGTTGTGATTATCCTTCTTGTTGCGGCTCTTGCTGCCGCTGTTCTTTTGATGCCCGTTCCCACTGCCCCGGGGAGCATTGGGGACCCTGACCCGGTTTACAGTCTGACCGGGCAACGGAACCAAAACCGCCTTAACTCGGAAATTGAAGTCCCTTACGGGTTGAACCGCCTTTGGCCCTCCAAAGCCGCCCCGGAATATACCAAGTTCATCAACAATGAACAAGAAATTTACATCCTCCTTTGCTTGGGCCAAGGGTATTACGACACCGCCGGGGCAACGGTCCAAATTGAGGATACAGAGATTTCCAACTTCGATGACATCACCCATGAATTTTATTCCCCGGGGGATGATGTAACCCTTTTCCCGGACAACGTGGAAATCTCTGGAGAGGTTGGGAATATTGAACTTTTTGGGCCCAATGAACCGGAATATGATTCTTGGGTTGGTCCATATGCGGCAAACGCTTCCGGAACAGACACAACCAAACTTGAACTTGATTTGGTCTTTCCGGCGGGGCTTTACTTTGCGGGGGACTCCGGGGACCTTACCGCCAAGACCGTTACCGTTTCCATTGAATACCGGGAGATTGATGATACCGGGGCCCCTGTTGGGGTGGGAACTTATACCGCCGTTGCCTTTTCCAAGACGCTTGCCACCAACACCCCCCAGCGGTTCACAACCTCAATTGCCGTTGCTTCCGCCCGGTATGAAGTTCAGGTCCGGCGGACAAACAACACCGAAACAGACACAAGCAAGACCCACCGGACCCAAGAGGCAATCCATTGGGTTGCCCTCCGGGCTTTCCTCCCTTCGACCAAGGACTATGGGGATGTAACCCTCTTGGCAATCCGGGCCCGGGCTTCAAACAATCTCAACAATAGCAGTTCAAACCGGGTCAATGTAATTACAACCCGGAAACTCCCCATTTGGGATTCGGGGACGGAAACTTGGTCCGCCCCAACGGTTACCCGTTCCTTGGTTTGGGCTTTCTGCGATGCCCTCCGGGCGGAATATGGGGGGCGGCTTCCGGACACTTACTTGGACCTTGCGACATTGGACGCTTTGAATACGGACCTTGAAGCCGCCGGGGAGAACTTTGACTTCGTTTTTGACAAAGCAATGTCTCTTTGGACCATGTTGACCACCATTGCCCGGGCGGGGAATTGCCTTCCGATTGTTTCCGGCTCTCAAATCTCCATGACCATTGACGAGGTCAAGACAGTCCCAACCGCCCTTTTTTCCAAAGAGAATATGGTTGAGGGGTCTTTTTCCAAAGACTTCAAACTTTGGACCGATGACGAATACGATGGGGTTGAGGTGGAGTTTATTGATGGGACCACCTATGCAACGGAAACGGTCCTTTGCCTTGTGGGGGATGATGTTGGGGACAACCCCCAACAAATCAAATTGCCCGGGGTGACTGACCGGGCCCGGGCTTGGCGGGTTGGAATGAGGGTCCGGGAAGCCACCAAGCGGAGGCGGGGAGGGGTCCGGTTCTCGACCGGGCTTGAAGGTCATATCCCCAACTTCAATGATTTGATTTTTGTTTCCCATGACCTCCCCCAATGGGGACAATCCGGGCGGGTTGTCTCTATTTCCGGGACTTCAATTATCGTGGACAATGAACTTGATTGGTCCGCCGGGGGAACCTTCAAAATTGCCTTCAGAACGCTCTTAGGGGAAGAGTTGGGACCTTTCACTGTGACAGAGGGGGCGGATGCTTTCACGGCGGAAATGGGGGCCCCCTTGAGTGCCCCAAGCCTTGCCCTCCTTGCCAGTGGGGACAATGTTGAACCGCCTATTTATGCTTTCGGGGTCGAATCAGGGTTGGGGGCTTACTGCCGGGTTGTTTCGGTCAATCATGGCGGTGGGGAGCAAGTGGACATTGAAGCTATTGAAGATGATGCAACCATTTATTCCCATGACGCTGAGAGCCCACCGGCGGCGGTAACCGGAAGCCTTCCCGCCAAGGTAGCGGACCTCCCAACGGTGACCGGGCTTTCCGTCCGGGACATCCCTTCAAGGACCCCCATTTCCCAAGCAACTTGGAACCCTGCCCTTGGGGCAACTTCTTACGTTGTCCAAGGGTCTTTCAATGGAACGGATTGGTCCGTCCTTGGGGTGACAAGCCAAAATTTCTTGAACTTCACCGTTGCCCCCGGAAATTACTATGTCCGGGTTGCCGCCATCAATGTTGGGCAAGGCCCTTGGACAACTGCTTGGTCCGGGACTGTAGGGGACACAAGTGGGATTGATACTTCCGGGGTCCTCATCATTCCCCCCACTTCGGGGGAAGCTATGGAAGCCAACCAATTTATCATTCAAGACAAGGCTTACCTTGATTTGTTAGGGTTATATCAGCCATGAGCAATGCAGCATTTGCAACAATGACCACTGCGGAAAGAATTTCCCGGAAATGGAATCCGCATGTAAAAATCTGGGATTCGGACCTTGGGGCTTACTTCTCCGGGGATGGGGTAACCTTGGGAGGGGTCCCAACGTCTATTGTTGAGCTTGCGGCGGTTGCGGATGTTGATGAAACGGACTTGCCCGGGGATGGTGTCATTGCGGCTTTGACCTTCACGGCAACCCCCACCGGGGCGGAGTGTGAAGCCCTCCGGGCCCAATGTGAAGCCCTCCGGGATGCTTTGGCGGCAACAAATTCAACAGTAAATACTTTGATTTCCCGGCTTGAGGTGGAAGGGGTTCTTGCAACCTGATTACTTGGCCCGAAGGGCTTGGAGGTTCCGCAAGGTTGCCATGAATTCGGATTGGTTGTCTCCCTTGAATTCAACAGCGTCCGCAATGGCATCGTCAATGGACCCGGGACAAAGGAGCCGGAAGATTCTTGTTTCCTCCTTCTGACCTTGCCGGGCAACCCGGGCATTGAATTGGTCATAAAGTTCCCGGTTGTGGTCCATTGAAAACCAGACCGCCCGGCAACCCCCATGTTGGAGGTTGAGCCCGTGGCCAATGCTCTTGGGGTGGGCAACCCAATAAGGGATTTCCCCCCGGTTCCATCGGTCAAGATTGCCCTCTTCAAAAGCTTCCGCCCCGGGGACACTCTCCAAGATTCTGGAAGCTTCATGACGGTAGCGGGTTGCCACAAGGAAGGGCTTTCTCCCTTCGGAATGGTAAAGAGCCTCAAGAGCCTTCAACTTGGCATTGTGGAGGACTTTTACCCGCTTGGGGAGGGGTCTTCCGTCCTCCCCCGGGGGTGGGGTTTCATAAATGGCCCCGGAAGTAACTTGAACCAACTTTGTGATAAGGACCCCGGCATTGACGGCGGCAACCTCAAAGTCTTCTTCAAGTAAAAGGAGAAGTTCCTTTTCAAGTTCCTTGTAAAGCCCCCTTGCCTCCTTCGGGAGGGCAACCGGAATGTCAATTGTTTCGGTTGGGGGGATTTTCAGCCAATCCTCTGAACGAAGGGTCAAGGCAATGTCCGCAAGTTTCTTTTCGATTGTGACCTTGTGTTCCTCCTTCAACTTGAACTTTGGATGGTCCGCCCGGGGGTTGATAACGTCAAAAAGGTTTTGCTGAAAATGAGTGAAGGACTTCCCCAACCTTTTGCCTTCGTCCAAAAGGCGGATTTGGGCAAACAAATCAAGTTGCCCGTTGGGTATGGGGGTTCCGGTCAATCCCCAAAACCGCTTGAATTTAAACCGTTGGGCTTTGAAGGCATGGACCCGCTTTGAATTGTGGTTCTTGGCTTGGGTCAACTCGTCAAAAATGACGGTATCAACCGGAAGGTCCTTGGTCTTCCAACCTTTGAGACATTGCAGGACAAACCGGGGGAGGGATTCCCAATTGATTGTGTAAATTTCCGCCTCCCCGGTCTTCCAAGCTTCCATCCCTACCCGGGTCCGGAGGTTGGCAACCCTCCATCCGGAGAATTGAGCCCAACGGGCAACCTCATGGGGCCAAGTCAAAGTTGAAACCCGAAGGGGGGCAACAATGAGGGCCCCCCGGCAGTCCCCGCCCCCCATCAAATGTTCGAGGGCGGCAAGGACCATGGCGGACTTGCCCAAGCCACAACCGGCAAAAAGGGCGGCTTCATCCCGTTCAATAAGCCAAGGAATCCCAAGCTTTTGATGGGGGAGGGGTTTAAACTTTTCGGACATCGCAAAGGAAGGAAATTGCCTTCTTGCCTTCCTCCAAGGAATCCACCCAAGCAACCTTTTGCCCTTGCTCTTGCAGGATTCGGAGTTCCCGCAATTGAAGGGCGGTTGGGGTCTTCCCGGGGGCTTTCAACTCCAAGAAGAGGACCCCACTATTGGGGGCAATAACAATTCTATCCGGGACCCCCCGCCGGGCGGGGGAACTGAATTTGTAATACAGGCAACCCCGGCTTTTGGCAAACCGCCCAAGCTTCTCTTCAAGCTCTTTTTCGCTCACAACTTGGAAAGCCCCGGATGGTTGGTTTTAATTGCCCGGTTGATTTCCCGCCGTTCGCAACGCTGAACTTGGACAATCAACTTTTCCAAGATGGGCAACCGGGGTTCCGGGCTTTCAAGCTCAAGGAGAACCAACCTCTTCAAATCATCCTTGTTGGGTTTGTTGACCTTGAGGGCCCGAACAAGTTTGTTCCACCCGTCAAGATACCCGGCGGACAAAAGCCGCTCCCGGTCCTTTTGGGGGACGGTCGGTTGAGTTGGAAAAATCTTTTTCATTGTGGGGGAGGTAAAACGGAAACCGTTTATTGTGCAAGACCTATTTTTGGTAGAACTCAACCAACTGTCCTTCCGCTTCCACCGGGAGCCCTTCCGCCCAACCGGGGAGAGTGCAAAGGGCTTGGCAATACCCTTCCACCGTCAAGGAGGGGTCCCCGAAGGCAAGGCATTGGTCATGGACCGGCATGAAGATTTGAAAGCCCCGGGACTCCGCAACAATCATCCCATGGGTCAGAATATCCCCGGCGGTTGCTTGGGTTGCGTTCTCCAAGAGCTTGCCCCCGAAGGTGGAAACCCAACCCCAAACCTGCTTGCCCGGGGGCTTGCCCCAAAATTGGATTTCATCCGCTTCATACTCCCGCCCTTGGTATTCCTTCCAAACTCTTTGAATTCGGGCTTTTGGGTAAATAAGGCGGTGACCACTAGGGAGGGACATAACAAGGGCCGGGAACCCGGCTTTATTTGTCATTCCAAAGGCAATCCGGGCGGTTGCCTTGAAGATTTTCCCGGGGTTGCGGATTGCGTTCATGGCGGCTTGCCCGATGGAAGCCCAAGCCCCCACAATTTCCGGATTGCTTGCCCTCCAAGCGTTGACCGCCTTGACTGCCAACTCAATTGGGATGTCCTGCCCATAGCTTGAACAAGTCCCCTTGAACTTGTCCGCCCCCATTTGGTAACCGCAACCAAGTTCCGCTTGCTTCCCAACAAACCTTTCAAGGGAGTTCTTGCCGATGGACTCAACCGGAACCCCAAAGATTTTGGACCCCATTTGTTCATAAATTGGTTCCCCCCGGCGGAAGTGTTCAAGCTTCTCTTCCGCCCCACAAAGCCAAGGGTTGACCCGGGCTTCAATGGCGGAGTAATCAGCATCAAAAATGCCTTGGGGCCAATGGATGAAATGCCGGATACAGCTTGCCACCGTCTCCAAGGTGGGGCCAAAGAGGGCTTCAAGGGCTTCCGGGTCCGTCCCCCGGCAAAGAAGCTTGTAAGCAAGTTTTGTGTCCGGAACGGTTGGCTTGCGGAAGTTTTGCGGTTGGATGATCCTCCCGGCGGAACGGTGGGTCCTTTCCGCCCCGGACCACAAGACCGCCCCCCGGACTCTCCCATCCGAGCAAGCCGCCCCCAACATGGATGGGACCTTCTTGACGGCGGCAAAGGCAATCTCATTGCGAAGTTGGAGGGCCCGGAAGGCTTCCGGTTCCATCCCGTATGACTCCGGACCATTGGCCAAGACCTTTTCCACCGTGGCGGATTTCAGGTTCTTGGCCGGGTAACCCCGTTCAATCAACCAAGCTTGGACCTTATCCCGTTGGGTATGTTCCAACCCGGTGATTCCCCGGAACTCCTTTGCCCTCCCTTCGGTGAATTCGGAAACCAACTTATGGGTCTTTTGGAGGGCAGGGACATTGACCGGGATTCCCCGTTCATTCATCCTTTGGTCAAATTGGAAACCCGCCAAGATGTCCCCCTTGAGTTCAAAGGCGGCAAGCCTCTTGTGGAGGGCTCTTTCTGTCTCAACATCTTGGATACAGTATTCCCCGAACTCCCGGAAGGCTTCCGGTTCCTCTTGGGGCAAAATCCGTTCCCCCTTCCGCTTTCCGGAGGTTTGCAGGATGGAGAATTTCCGAATCAATGTCTTCCCCCTTGCATCTTTCTTCATGGGGAGGTTGAGGAATTCGGCGGCTTTGTCCAAAGATGAAGGGATTGCCGCCCTTCGGGCCATGGCGGCGGTGCAACGCCATTTGTTCAAGGCGGGGAACCCGTCAAAGTGGTTACCCCAACAATACTTTGAGACGGCGGCTTCAAATTGGGCGTTATGGGCATAGATCAAAGAATCATCCTCCATGATGGCTTCATTGACCCATTGGAGGGCCCGGTAATTGTCCCCCGGGATAACCTCCCGGTAAAGCGGATGGACCCAAAGCCGGGGGCGGTCCTCCCCCTTGGCAATGGCGCAAAGAAGGATTTCCGTTGACGGGTCCGAAGCGTAACGGAAAGCCCCAAAACTCTTGAGGTCCGCCGTTGAAAAGGTTTCAAAATCAAGATGAAAAACAGACATTAAAAGGGGTTTTCTTCTTCCCGTCCCCGGGCAAGACGTTGGAGGGTTTCAACCTTCTTGAGGACTTGGCTTGCCTCCGCAAAGTAAGACGAAAAGAAACTTTCGTTTCCGTCAACCGCTTTGGCAATGGCCCGGGCAATGGGTTCCCGGGGGTCCGTCATGCCTTCAACAGAGTGGGAGCAATTTTCCATCCAAGTGAGAATCCGAAGGTTGTCGAGTTGGTAAGGTTTGGCCGGGTCAATCCGGTCAATGGTCAAGGACTCTGATTTCTTGCCTTTGTTCTCAAGGTAACCCGTCCCCCGGCAAAAGTTTTTGAACTCCGCAAATGTAATGAGAAACTTGATACCCCGCTTACGGGCGGAAGCTTCAAGACAGGTCCAAGCGTAATAGGTGGGGTTGTTCAACCTTTGCTTGCGGCTCTTGCAGGTGTTGCAATCCCTTCTCCCGGACCGGGCTTCCCGGCGGCAACCCCAATGTTTACAGATTCCCCGCTTGAACTTAAAAACCCGGGTTCCCTCTGAAACCTCTTTGAAGAGGTATTTGTGAGGGAACCCGGGCAGCATGACACAAACGGCAAAGGATTAAATCCTAATCAAGTCCGTCCCCGTCTTCCTCTTCCGATTCATCAGAGAAGACGGCTTCCGCATTGACGGTTTCCCCGAAGGGCTCCCCATCATTGACGAATTGGACCGCCAAGAGGTTTGCGGAAACCCCCTTGGTTTTGAAGGCGGCATTGTTGTAAGCCCAAAAGCTCACAAGGGCATTGACGTAGCAACCCGCATAGGGCTTCCCGTCCGCTTCCACAAGCGGAATGGAGGGGTTGCGGTCAACCACTTGGGGGCGGGTCTTGTTGGAGGCGGAAATGAACATGACTTCTTCCCCGTAACCCGCCTTGTCTTCCTTCTCTTCCCCGTCCCGGAGACAGAACCGGCAGTTGATTGGGATTTTCCCATTGAAGAACTCCAAAGCGGTTGCCTTGGTGGCTTCTTCAACTTGTTTGATTGCTTTCGCATGGGTCCGCTTGCCCAAGAGAAGCGTTGCGGAGAACTTGGGTTCCGAAGTCTTTCCGTTAGCATCCGTGAACCCCCGGGGAGTGAAGAGGGACGGATAAGACAAACGGACGTTCTTCAAAAGAACCTGTTTCTTGGTGATTTCCTGTTTAGGCATTTTATCTGATTTTCTGATTATTGGGTTTGAATTTGAGGGAACACCCCTCAAAAAGCAGTAAGAATTCGATTACGTTTCAAAGCAATGACCAAAGACCGCCGGGAGGGGTTTTTTTCCTTCCGGGGGATTCTATAAATGAAAAGTTGAAATTTCCATTTGAGGCGGAGAAGGAACAACCGGAAGGGCCCCCGGTTGAGGCGGTCAAGATTTTGCTTGGTCATGCCAAAGGGTCTTCCTCTTCCCCAAGGGTTTCAACTTCAAAAACCTCTTGGGCTTTGGGGATGTTGACCGCCTCCCGGGGGTCTTCCGCAAGGGCAAGGACATCCTTTGCCGGGCCCCGGGTCACAAGTTCCGCAAAGCGGTTTTTGAAGCGGGTTGAAAATTCCTTTTCATGGGGCTTCAAGAGCTTTTCCACTTGGGCAACGGACTTCAACTTCTTAGTGAAACGGTCCCCGGCGGGAATATACTTGGCAACCAACTTGGCGGCGGCGGTTTCATCCGCCCAATTGCGGTTCCCCTCCCTACCCTTCACAAGCTTCAATCCGGGGATTTCCTGCCCGGCAGCAAGGGCGGCTTGGGCGGAGTCCATGACATCTTGAACCCATTTGATGAACTCCTTGCCCCGGGAAACGATGGCAACAACCTGTTCCGGAGTAAGGAGGGGGTAACCCTCTTCAAGGACGGCAAGGGCAACTTCATTCTGTTCCGTTTCCTCCGGGTCCAAGTTTTCAAAGACATTGAAAGCCATTGGGTTTGAAAGATACTCCGCCCGGGCTTTGCAAAAACCTTTGGCGGGGCAAAACTGGCAAGCCCCTTCCGCTTCTGGGTCAAAAATAATGGCTTCTTCCCAACCGGCAAAATCCTTCCCATGTTCCCGGAAAAGGGCAATGTCCCCGGCGGTTTGGGCAATATTATCAGTGAACATCTTCAATTCCGCAACGGTGACCACCCAAAGTTTGACGGGCTCATCCGGGGAGTGAAAGGACCGGGGTTGAACAATGCCCATCGTAACCAACATCCCGTCCGGGAATTCATACAATCCGGAGCCCTCCAAATCATCGACCAAGGACCGGGTATAGATGGCAAGTTGCTTGTTGTTCCGGGCTTGGACATCCACCCCAACCCCATGCTTATAATCCAAGACATAAAGCCGGGTTTCTGAAATCAAGGCAAAGTCAACGGTCCCGGTTTCCTCCGGGGAATAGAAGAGTGGGACCGCCCGTTCAATGAAGACTTCATCTTCCGGTTGGGTCAACCGTTGGGCAAGGTTCACAAAAGCCCCAACAGCTTCTTGCATTTGCTCTTCTTCCGGGACTTCGGAGAGGTCCGCAAGCCCGTTCAAAATGTTGGAAGCCCATTCGTGTGCAAGGGTTCCCTCTTCTGCATAGGAAGAGGAATCCGGCGGCAATTGGTCCTTGTTCTCTTCAATGAGAGAAACCGAAGCGGTGCAAGTGGTCCACCGGGAGGCGGCGGAAGGGGCAAGTCGGGCATGTTGTGTCATGGTTGGAAAAAGTAAGTTTTGAAAAGTTGAAGCAAGGGCCCCGGTCGGTTGGCAGGGTCAAAAATGTCCCGCTCCCGGATTATTCGGTCTTATGGTTGCCGCCTTCTATTAAGACCGGGGCCCTTGCAAGTTTGTTTGAAGATCAGTCTTCAATCTCCGAAAGCTTGCACCCAAAAACTTCTTCAAGGGCTTCAAGGCAAGCTTCCCGGTTCCCTTCGGGGACGGTGGAAACATTCTTGCCCCCATGCTCCCCAAGGATGGCAAGAAATTCCGTTTTCTTGCCCCCGGCAACCATGGCGGTTCCAATCTTGCGGAGGTCCGCAACGGTGACTTCAACGGGTTCATCTTCCCCGGGTCCGTCCGCCTCTTCCGGCTCCGGTTTGGGCTCTTCCTTCTTGGGGGTGGTCTTACCCTTGGCCTTGCCCTTGGCTTTGCCCTTTGCCGGGGTGGCAATGACTTCCGCCCCGGAACCGTCGTCCGTCTCAAGGGGCAAGGACTCTTGCCGGGGGTCTTGGGGGAGGGTCAAGCCCTTCTCCGCAAGGTCTGATTGACGGTTGATTGCATCCGCCAAATTCTGGATTGCTTGTTCTAGTGACATATTGATGTTCCTTTGGGTTGTATTAAGAAAATGGAACAAAGGGCCCGGTCCTCAAATCATCGAAAAGATAAATGGGGGGAGAAAGGAGGAAACACCCCCAACCCGGGCCCCTTGAAATTTTAGGAAAGCGGGTCCTCCCCGGTTGCCGGTTCCGCCGTCTTCAAGTCGATGGCTTTGACGGAATCCAAGGAATCCCCAAAGACGGCTTTCAGGTCCTCCGCAAGCTTCTTGCGGCGGTTGGCTTTCTCCGCCTTCTTCAAGATGGTTGTGACCTGATTTTCAAGGGCATGAAGCCGGGTTTGTTCGCTCCGGGCAGTTGTCCCGGCAACTGACAGAATCCAACGGTATTGATACCGGGCTTGGGGGTCCAAGTCGGGTTCTTCATGGACCTCCGCAACGGTGGCAATCTTGAGGGTCCCGGCTTCCCCGGTTTCAACAATGACTTCATCCCCGGGGGACAGGTCTTCAATGACCGTCATATAAGTGTAAGTCTTGCCGAAAGCCTCAAAGGTCACGGCGGCGGTTTTGATCTGTTCACAGACCAAGGACATTAGATATTGATTGTTCATGCTTTTCACTGGTTAAGGGTTCAACGTTTTAAATGTTCGGGGAGAATGGAAAAGGTTTTCCGTTTCACGGTCAAGCCTCAATCCAAGATTTGTTCAAAAAATTCCGGGGGGTTTTGTTCGGGCGGAATCTGGAAGAAGAAAAGCCGGGCGGTTGCCTCTTCCGAATAGTCCTTGAATCTTGGATACACCCGGGGGTTTTTATCCATCAAATTTTCAATGACCCGTCCTTGGGCTTCGGAAAAGTCAACCGTCCGGTAAAGGTTGCTTTCTACAAACTTCAACTCCCATTCATTCAACTTGGGGTCCCGGGTTGCGTCCAATTGGCGCAAGAAGCTTTTGTAAAAGGTTTGGACTTGGACCCGAGAAAGCCCGGGGATTTGATGGGGCTTCCTCATAAGCTCTTCACCCTTTCCCGCCGTTCGGAAAGAATGGCGTTGTAAGAAAATTGGTTCCCCCTCCCGGGGCGGAACCACCGTTCCCCGTATCTGGTTTTAACCAACTTCCAACCGGACAACCGGAGGAAAAGGTTTCCACTTGTGGTATGGATGAAGAGAAGGAGGGCTTGAAGGATTCTCATTGCTTGCCCCCTTTCTTAACCAACCGGGAATGTTGGGAATTCAGCTTCTTGAGAAGGCGGAAACCTTTGGGGGTAACCTTGCCCCCAGTTGAATGGTTCTCCTTGGAAATGGCTTCCCATGCTTCGGAATAGGTCAAGCCCCGTTGCCCGTTGTGGGAATACCGCCGGATACCATCGCAGGGGAGGGCCCGGACGGGCTTTGCCGGGGTTGGGGCATATCGGGGGTTCCGGATGTCCCGGGAGAAGATTTGCCGGGCTTGGGCGGCTTTGTGGTCCGCTTCCCGTTGTTCTTGTGTTCGTTTGTCCATGGTTCACCCAATGTTGAATTTCTTGTTGATGGCGGCTTCCATGACCTTGATTGCCGCTTCCCCGGTCTCGTCAACCAACTCCCGGGACATCAACCGCCCATGTGCCTTCAAGATGGCATCATAAGATTCTTGGGAGAGGAAGGGCTTTTCCTTCCCTTCGGACTTCGCAACGGTCTTGGCGGTTGCCTTGGTCTTGCCCTCTGCCTTGGCGGTTGTGACTGCCTCTTCAACCTTCTTGGTAAGGTCCTTCCCGTTTCCATGTTCCCGGCTCATCTTGAGCAATTGGGAAGAGGACATTTCCCCGGCAAAAACCTTCTTTTTCGCTTCCACCGGGAGGGCATACACGGCAAGGCAGTTCTGAACATGGGTTCCGCTCTTGCCGGTCTTGGTGGCGATTTCTTCCACAAACCAACCGTAGTTGATGAGGCGTTGAAAGACTTCCCCTTGCTCAATCTGATTGAGGGGTTCCCCGTCATTGGAAACAATGAGGTCAAGGGCAAGGGCTTCCTCTGACATGCGGACCGCAAGGACCGGAACGGCTTTGATTTCAACCCCCTCTTCAAGGAGTTCCCGGACCGCAAGCAAGCGGCGGTGACCGGCAACAATATAAAAGACCTCCTTGCCGTCTTCCTTTTCCGTCCGGACGGTCAAAGGGGTTTTCACCCCGTTTGCCTTGATGGAAGCCTTGAGGGAAAGGAACTTCTCCCCGGCTTGGTCAATATGCCGGACGTTGTAACCCGGGTCAATTTCAAGGAATGACGGGGGAACCATTTGAAGGTCTTTGCGTCCGATTTTGATGTCTTTGAGGCTCATATTTCTGTGTTTGATTTCTGAATACAGGTTAAAAAAGATCAGTGAAGATGAGGTTTCACGAAAACCTTATGTTCTTGGGTAATGGGGTCCCAAGAAATGGCTTCCACCCGGGAAATCCGCATCCCCACCCGGTAACCGTAAACCCCGTTGTGAAGTTGAATGACCTTGGCCCCGGCGGGGAGAAGGTGGAAAGTCCGGGAAGTCTCTTTGACAAGGGCTTCCTGTCCGTTGACGAAAGCCGGGCGAACTGCCGCCCGTTGGGACTCAATAGTTGGGTATGGGTTCATATTCTCTTTGGAATAGGTTGGGAGGTCCCCGAAGATTTCCCGGAGGTTGGGGGTTTTCCCCCCTTGGGAAAAAGCGGGGTGGTTTGTGAGGTCCTTACTCATGTTTCAAAGGTATGGGTTGAAGGAGAGGATTTGCTTGTCTGAATGGGTCCGCTCTTTGGCGGGGGTATCAATGGCCCGAAGGTTGGGGAGGACCCAAGTTTGGACATAAAGCCGGACGGCTTCCTTGTGTTCATTGGCAACCCCGCAAGTGGAGTCCGGGGCGGTTGAAATGAGGGCTTCAAGTTTCTTGATGGATTCCTTGAGGGCCCGGGATTCTTCTTTGGTCATGCTCATTGATTGATTTTGTGGAGGTTGTGGGAAAGCCGCCGTTTGGCTTCCTTGCGAAGGGTGGGGACGGCAAAAGGATTGACCCAAGAGCCAAAACGCTTGTTGAGGCGGTCAAGGATGGGCCCGGCGGAATCATAATCAAGGAAAGGGGCAACATCCCGCCCAACAGACCAATCCGCCCCGGCAACATCCCATTTGGCTTCCATACCCAAGACATATTCAAGGAGGGAAATTTCTTGTGGGACCAAGCCCATGGATTGGGCAATGTCTTCCCGTTCCATGGCAAGTTCGATGGGCTCAAAACCTCCCCGGGCTTCAAACCAAGCTTGGGGCATTGCCGGGAGCTTTTCCACTTCTTCAAGTTGGGAAAGAATCTCCCGTTGGTTGGCAACCATGGTTTCCCGTTCTTTGCGGGTCACCTTGTAAATGAATGAATTCTTGGGCATGGTTTGAAACAAAAACCTTTTTTCGTTTCCGGTCAAGTCCTCTTTTTCAAAAAGTTTCTTTTTCAGAAACCAAGAGCCCGGCGGGTCCTCAACTTCTTTTGCAACCGGGCTTCCGCTTGGAACCCCCACTTGAAAGAAGATTGCTTCTCCCTGTCCGCCCAAGGGCATTGGGACAGGGTTTTACCCTCCCGGTAATACCTCCGCCCCAAGCGTTCACACTCCCGGGCAACCCGGTCTTCTTCTTTGGTTTTGAATCTCATTTGTCCTTTCAGTTTCCAAGGAGGCGGTCCGCCCCATTGGCGGCGGCAACCTTCAAGCGTTGTTCAAGAATCTTCACAAGGTCCAAGCCCTCCAAGCCCCCTTCAAGATGGGCCCAAAGGACGTGGCGTTCCCCACCCAAGCTCACCCGGTCTTGACGGCGGAACCCAAGGTCCCGGAGGACCCCGGCAACCCGTTGGGGGGTATGTTGGACCCGCCCTTCATTTTCAATACGGTGAAGGAGGGCGGAGGCGGAAAGAAGGTCCGGTTGGATGAGGGGGAAGGACGGGTCCTCCAAGAACTCCCGGACTACCGCTTCCAACTCATTCATGGTTTCCGTTTGCATTTCTTCATGATATGGGGTCAACGGGGCAGGACCATTGACCGGGAATTCGGAATCAATTTTCCAATTTTCAAAGAAATGGCGGAGTCCGGCGGCTTGGGTTTCCAACATCCGGTAAAGCCTTTCAAAATACTTCTTGCCCCCCAAGGCGGCAACTTGGGTCTTGGTCTGTAATGGACTTTTCAATACCATGAACCGGCGGTCCCCGGCGGAGAGGGCCAAGGCGTCATGGTGGTTGGTGAAGAGGATATAATTTGAGACATTCTCAACCGTCCTTTGGTTCCGGTTCCGTTCGGAAATGGAAATGACTTTGTTGGTAATGAGGGGCTTCATTTTGTTCATGACCTCATGACGGTTTTTGCCCGTGACCCGGATTTCCTCCAAGGTCACAAGTTGGTAACCAAAGGCCCATTCATTCCAGTTTTGGAAGACGGCGGAGGGGTCAACAACGTTGACATGCCGGGCCCCAAGAATTGCCGCCATAGCATCCGAAAGGAAGGTCTTGCCACAACCCTCCCCGCCTTGAAGGAGGACCGCCCAACGGACCTTTTGCCCGGGGAATTGGACAAGGTAGGCCAACCAATCCATCAAGATTGCCCGGAAGGACTCTTCCGCAATCAGGTTCCCCATATGCTCCATGAAGAGGGCCCCGGCTTCCTCCGCTTCCTCCGGGTCCGGCTCCGGGTAGGTCCGGGCGTAAATGTTGACGCAAGTTTTCCCTTCCACCGGGACAAAAACTTCCCCGGGCAACCGGGGGTCATAAACGTAATCATGGGCGGTTGGAATCTTCACGTTGTTCAAGATGAACTTGGAAGGCTCAACAATGGACTTGGAGAGGGCGGCAACAGAGTTGGCTTGCCCGGATTGCTCAAGCTGTTCTTCGGTGGGGAGAAGGTATCTTCCAAACTTTGCGTCAACGGCGGCGGCCCCCAACCGCTCCCCGGTTGACGGGCGGAAGAATTCATTGGGGGCGGCAACGTAGCAAAACCCCTTGGCCCAATTGGGGACCCGGGTTGATTCCTTCTCCTTTGCCTTGAGCCGGGCGGCTTCAAGGTTGGCCCGGGAAATTTTAATTTCCTTCCGCAAGTCTGTAATGGAAATCTTGTTTTCAAAGTTCTCCTTGGAGACCCGGACAACCTCATTGAGTAACCCCACTTCCTCCAACTTGGACAAGAGGGGGGTTGCCACAATCCGCCCCACTGACTCATTGAGAAGTTGGGACAGGGTGGGACAGTTCCGAATCCAAGCCCGGATTGCCCGGAAGCAAACTTGTTTGATGGGTCCATCATTCCACCCGGAGAGGGCGGCACGATGGAAGAGGGAGCGGATGGTCACCGGGACCCGCCCAATGGGAGTGGGCTTCAAGCTTGCCCATTTGGCGGCGGTATCGTCCGGGCCAACATATTTGTCCCCCTTGGCGGACCAACTATCAAAGAGGGCGGCGGCTTCCTCGGATTCCTCCCCCCGGGGGAATTGGTGGCGGAGGGCGGCAGCAACCTCCAACCAATCCCGGTAAGAAAGGTCCGGGTCAACGTGTTCAAGGGCTTCCTCCGCTTGGGCAAGGGTGATTTCATCCACCGGGGCCCGGAGGAATTCCAAGGCTTCCCCGGAATAGTCAATCCCGGCTTCCGTTGCCCCTCCTTGGCCATTTCTTGAGAAACCCGGGTTCTCTTCCCCATCGGTCCCGGCAAAGTCCTTGAGACGCAACGGGGCGGCATCCGTCCGGCTTGCAAGCATGGGGTGATCCAACTCCGGGACGGTCCCGGCAAAAATGGTTGGCCGGAACATAGCTTGGACCACAACCCCACTTTCCGGGGTGACGTTTGGGAGCCCAATCAACTTGGCAATGTAAAGGACCGCCTCCCGGTAATGGCCCGGGGCAAACCCGTCCGCCTCCACCATGACCCGCAAGCGGGGGTTCTCCGGGGTGGATTGGGCGGTTTCATAAAGGACAAAATTCAACCCTTCAAGTTGGTCATAAAGGGTGTCCGGATTGTTGAAATAGGGAGCCGCCGGACGGGCAACAATCTTGGTCTTCTCCTTATTGTAAACCGTATCAATATCAAGGAAGACCAAGGAGACGGCAACCGCATTGGCGGTAATCCGCCGGGCAGGGGAAGCGTTGAACCGGGCGGGGGTCAAGTAGGGAACAATCTTCCGTTTGTTCCTCTCCTTCTCCGGGAGGGCCAAGAATTGGGCTTTGGTCAAGTTGAGCGGGACCGCAACGTTGAAGCATTGGTCAACCAAGGTTTTGAAATCCCGGGCGGGGAGGGCTTGGACTTCTCCAAGTTGGGAGGCGGACCCCCCAAAAAATGGGTTTGATGGGTTGTTCATGTTTGGGGGGTCCCTACTTGTTGGGGCGGATGGTCATTCCGTCTTCAATGTTGAGGGGGTCCCCTACAACTTGGGCAACTTCAAGAAGGTTCTCCGGGGAATTGTTGGTCCTGTTCCCGTCTTGATGAATAATCTTCTTCCCCTGTTCAACATGCCTCCCCCGGGAAATGGTGAAGGCAATGTCCTCCGCAAGGAGAAGAGTTCCCCGGAAACGGACCCGGATTCCATTTGTGAACCCCCGCTTGCGGTCAACATGGAGGGCCCCGGCTTCCATCCCGGGTTTAATCCGGGGGGCGGGGGATTTGGCCCAACACAAGACCCCATCTTCAAGGGAGAAGAAATCTTGCAATATTTGGATGGAGTGGGAATGGGTCCCGGGAATCCGGTATCGTTCCGGGTTTGTGACCCAATCCTTGGGGGTAGGTTTTTCAGCCATTGGGGGGAGGATTCAAAAGGGGCAGGATTTGGTCAATAGTAAATATTATGGACTTTGAAAAAAAAAGGGGGTGGGAAATATTCCCCAAAAGCGTTAGTGAGGGTTACCCCCCAAACACCGTTAGGGGCAAATAAAACTAAATTTTTGAAGATAACTTCATAACTTGTTTACAGTGTATGGGATAGCGTTTGCCTGATAGTATGCCTGATTGATAACGTGGTAAGGAATCAGGCAGGTTGAAACCCGCTTAAACATTGGGATTGGGGGCTGCTGCCTGATTACCTGATAAGTTGGGGTTTAATATATATAGCAATTTTAGAAATAAAAATATGTAAAAGGCAAAAAATTTCCGCTACCGGGAGCCACCTAGAGAAGCCTATCAGGTAAGGTAATCGGGCAGGGGAGAAAACAAAATTTTTGCCTTTATCTCGAAAAGGGGCTTTTGGTGGCATGGTCCAAGGTCAGGTTTTCCCGGGACCTCTTGGGGGGGGGAAGGCATGGTCTTTTCCGGGGCAAAAATTCCGGGGTTGCAAAAGCAAGGGGAAAACCTTGGAGTTTCCCAAGATGGTTTTGAATGAAAGGCAATTGAAGTATTGCAAACTCCGGGCCCTTGGTGACTCGGACGGTAACAC